CCCAACCCCCAGCAATAAAAAAATATACCATTTATGGTTATCTGGGGCATTAAAATGGTAGGAGTGATAAACATGAGTCAAAAGAAAAAATTACAATCATGGGAATCTCGAATATCAAATGTTGATACTTATGATATGTACTATGACAGGTTGAAAAACTATGCCCTTGCTATGTTCGAATGGGAGGGTTTACCCAAAGAGATTAATAAGAGATTTCTAGAATTGAAAATGTATGAGAATGGCAGCGTTGTATTTCACAAAGACCCCTCTATGGGGTACATGGTTTCTCCCGTTGTCGCTGGGGGTATGATAAATTATTATGAAGAACCAACCGACTATAAAGCCGTGTCAATTGGTTATAACCGTGACTTGTCACCTGACAACGGTGTGATAATCTGGAATAATTTTTCAAGAACAAGCATTATTCCGACTATCCGAGCGTATGCCTATCGGTTGTACCAAGTCGAAAAAACGATGGATGTTAACATCAATGCCCAAAAAACACCCGTGTTAATCTTAGCAGACGAAAACCAACGGTTAACAATGATGAATGCCTATATGCAATATGATGGGAATGAGCCTTTTATTTTCGGGAATAAAAAAGGTTTCGACAAAGAGAGCATCAGTGTTTTAACAACCGAAGCCCCTTTTGTATCTGATAAGTTAATGGCTTATAAACATAACTTGTGGAATGAAGCTATGACATTTCTGGGAGTGGGTAATGCTAAACAGGACAAAAAAGAGCGTTTAGTTTCGGCAGAGGTTGATGCAAATGACGAACAAATTGAGATGTCACGTTTTTACATGTTACAAGCCCGTCAATATGCTTGCGAACAAATTAATAGAATGTTCCCAGAATTAAATGTTTCGGTAGATTTCAGATTGAACAAAGAAAAAGACAACGATCCGAACGAAAATAAGGAGGGTAACGAAAATGAAGATTGATAGAATGGGGGCTTTAATTGTAATGTCACATCTAATCATTACACTTGCCATTTTAGGCATCTATGCCTATACGCTTTTTTCGGGGAAAGCCGACACAACATTACAAACAATTTTAACCGTCATTATTGGTTACTGGTTCGGTTCAATGGGGTCAACGGCTATTAGGGGTAAAGACAAAAAAGACAAGGGTGTGTAAGCATGGCAAAATACACAACACAAATTAGGAGCATAGTCGAGAGTGGTTACCCCATTTTCGACTTTGAGTACCCCATATTTGACCCAGCTTACAAAGGGGTTTTAGAAAAGAAAATATTGGATTGGTACTATTTTAGGGAAATTGGTTTTGAAACCGTTGGACAGTTTAAACATTTCTTGAAAGCTAAATTAAATATCATCATGCCCTATTACAATGAACATTATAAGGCGGTTGAGATATTCAAGACCTATGACCCTTACAAGAATAAGAATGTCACCATTAACGACAAACGGACAACCACCCAAGAGTCAACGGGAAAAAGTGACACAAATAGTTCGGGTACTGGTTCGGGAAAAAGCGTATTTTCAGATACCCCCCAAGCGAAATTACAGGGTCTTGACTATGCAACGAATATGACCGAAACGGACACAAACGATTCAACAACGGGAAGTGCCATTTCAACGGGTAATGCGTCAACTATCGATGAATACACCCAGACAATAGCGGGACACGATGGTATGAAATACCCCTCAGGAATATTGCAAGAAATACGAGAAACATTTTTAAACATTGACAAATTAATCATAGATGAGTTAAACGACTTGTTTATGAATATCTACTAGGAGGTTACAAGAATGGTCAAACCTATAGAGACATTAGAATATTGGACACAACATGTTTTACCCCAAGTGTATGATGAAAGTCTTTCATTTTCCGAATTAGTGGGTAAGGTGGTAGTAAAATTAAATGATTTAATTGAAACGTCTAATGTCTATTTCGGTCAAGAGTTAACAGACGTTGTTGATGGTATCATGGTAAAGTGGGAAGCAGACGGGAAATTGGGCGAACTGGTTAATGATGTGCTTTTTCAAACCAAGGCTGATAAAAAAGATTTGACTGATTTTACTACAAAAATGGATACTGACTTCGATACGTTTAAGACTCAAGTATCTGAAGACGTTGAAAATGTGCAATTCAATTTAAATACCGCAATGGAAGATTTTCAATCCGACTTAATGACAAAAGCTCCTAAAATAGCAGGCACACCAGAGGTATACGGGGCATTCGGTGACGGGATAAAAGACGATACCCTAGCATTACAAGATTGTCTCAACAACAACACAGTAACGGAACTTTCACCAAGAACCTACCGTATCACCAAAAGTTTGAAATTACCTAGAAACCATAGTATAAACGGTAACGGGGCTAGAATCATTGTTAAGGGCGGTTGGACGAATAACACTTTCGGTGCAAGCGTTCCTCAAAACTGTATTTTATGGATAGAGGGTCGTGAGCCAATATTCGAAAGTGAATTAGACATGAAGACAAGTTTTATTCATGACTTGCGTTTACAGGGTGACCCAGCTTTTAATCTATTAGGAATTTATATGGGAACGGTCAATAAAACATTAATTAGTCAACCAACAAGCGTTAATTATTCAGTAGCTGAGTACCATTTTAGCAACATTGCCGTATCCAAACTTAAAGATGGTATCCAGCTAGGAGAGGTTTGGAGCAGTCATTTTGTGAATGTCACGACTTCCAATCTCACGGGTAAAGGTCTTATTGTTAGGGGTCAGGTTGTTAACGTAACCTTTACAGGATGTTCATTTGCTACAAGTAACACAGGTACAAAGGGCATTGAAATTGATGGTGACATTTATTATGGGGGTCAAAAAAGAAGACCCGAGGGATTAAACTTTATCGGTGGTTTGCATGGATGTGCATCATATGGTCTTGACTTTATCACAGGTTTAGCGGTTACTTTTTCAAATATTATTTTAGACTTGAATACGTATGGGATGACCATTGAAGAGGGTGATTTCCTAACCTTTACCGATTGTTGGATAAATGCAATGGATGCCGATGCCGTATCATTCCGTGACAGGGTTAGTAATGTTAATGGAAGCAACGTTACATTTAAAGGGTGTAAGTTTGTTGTTGGTAAGGCGGACAGAAACGCACTGTATGTAGGGTTACGTCAAAACGGTATTATTTTAGACGGTTGTTACATTGATAATAAGATTGAATTCACAGGCGGAAATGCTGGAACGGTCAAAGATTGTATTTGGGTTACTCCCGAAACCGCTGAATATTCAATAAAAATAGGTGCTAATTCGAATATTGTTACAACGAATAACACTTTTAAGGCGAGTGGTTCACCAGTCGTTGTACAAAGATTATAAGGAGGTTGTAAGGATGCCCGCCCTTGAAAAATCAATATTTTATGAGTTTCGAAATGTCTTATCATATAACGCTTTATTCAACTTTATTATCGGAAACCGTGGGGCGGGCAAAACCTACGGTTTCAAAAAATGGGCAATTAATACCTTTTTAAAGACAGGGGCACAATTCATCTATTTGAGAAGGTATAAAACCGAGTTCGATGATTTTAAAAACTTTTTTAACGATATTGCTCATGAATTCCCAGAAGTGGAATTCGAGGTAAAGGGTAAACTATTATACATTGATAAGAAATTAGCTGGTTATGGGGTTGCCCTTTCAACGGCTATGACTAAAAAATCTGTGTCGTATCATTTAGTAGATAAAATTGGTTTTGATGAATTTGTAATCGATAAGGGGCATATTCACTATTTGGCGAATGAGGTTACTATGTTTCTAGAATTTTATGAAACGGTTGCTAGGATGCGAGACAATGTCAGAGTCGCTTTTATTTCGAATGCTGTATCTGTGGTTAACCCTTACTTTTTATACTGGAACATTAAACCACGATCAAATCGAAGATTTACACGATATGGACATATTATAATAGAGTTTGTTAAAAATGAAGATTTCGTACAAGCCAAATATAAAACGAGATTTGGACAGCTTATTAAGGGTACGGCATATGGTGACTATGCGGTTGAGAATGTATTCTTAAAAGATAATAAGAATTTCGTTGAAAAGAAATCAGGTAATGCAAGATTTGAATTCTCAATCGTTTACAACGGTCACACATACGGTTTCTGGACAGATTACAAAGAGGGTTTATGTTATGTGTCTAATGATTATGACCCTAGCAACGGCTTACAGTTTGCCCTTACAGACTCAGAACATAAACCAAACATGATGTTAATTAAGTCTGCTAACAAGTCACATTTGTTGTCTGGGTGTATTAAAGCGTATGAGGGCGGTTGGTTGAGGTTCGAAGACATGCAAATAAAGAACCAGACAATAGAAATGTTTCAATTGTTGGGTAGTCGATAAGTGTTTACATTCTGTTAACAACATGTTATTCTATTAATGTAAGTTAATTTAATAATAGGAGTTGTTGAGAGTGTTAAAAGTTAACATTGGTTCATCGTATAAGGTTGTCAAAAGTACACTTAGTTTAGAAAAAGGTACATTATGGTTTGCGTGGTATTATGGTGAATTAGTATTACTTGAACTAAAACAAGATGGTGTTAATTTCTCAGGTAGGCAAAAACCGTATAACCCTACAACTTTAAAAAAAGCAATCGAAAAGGGTTATGTAGTTGAGGTGAAAAAACATGTCAAGTAAGATTATGAGGTCTGGACGTGTAGAATCTGTTATCAGGGTGCTGGAACAAAAGATTGTTAGTTACGAATCACTAATCAATAGTGAGTTTAAAAACGACACGATGGCTAGATTATTAATTGAGAACCGAATTAACGAAAATAAAGACGTGCTTAACATGTTGTACGAAACTATAAAATAAAGTCTTGACTATACACAACAAATGTGTATAGTCTTTTTTCCATTTTACCACTTGACAATTAACAGAATTTATGATTGGGGAAATTTGGCTCGGGTGAG